ATGGTGCCTTGAGAACACATCGATGGCCATAAACAATAAGCTTGAGATAATGCCCACCAAGATCCAAGGCAAAGAGGATAAAAAAATTGATGGCGCCGCAACCATGATAATCGCGTATAGGATCTATATAGACAATAGAACCGAGTTTCTAGAACTCGTAAAGAGAACTGCAACATAGACGGAATGGAGGTAACCTTTGAAAAAGAAAATAAATATTTTGAAGTGTCTTGGCGTATGGCTTGATGTTTTTTTATTGCTTCCCGGTATGGTCTTTCTCTCAATCGGAACATTTAAGATTTATATTCCGGCAGGATATCTAATGATTGGCTTATGCTTCATTGCACTGGCCTTTTTTGTTGCAAAAAAGCAAGCGGATGGTGGTGGTAGTTAATGCTCCTAGACAGCTTATTTGGGAAATCTGCTGGCAAAGATTTGAGTTATGCACTTTTGCCGGATAGCATCCAACCCATATTCTCGCAATATGGCCGTAATATTTATGCCTCAGACATCGTGCAGAACTGCATAGATTGCATAGCTACTGAATGTTCAAAGTTGCAACCTAGGCATATAAGGCGAGACAACACAGGGAGGCTCATACCCCTGCAGGGAGACAGTATCAATCGTCTGTTTCGTTTCGCTCCAAATCCGATCATGAATACTCGCGAGTTTATAGAAAAAGTTATCTGGAACTATGAGCTTAATTACAATGCATTCATATATCCCATGTACGATGTGTCATTTGATTCACGTGGATTTGCAAGCCGAAATTACACAGCTATATATCCACTCAACCCCTCACAGGTTGACTTTTTACAGGATCCTTCTGGAACAGTATTTGTAAAGATGTATTTTATTGGCGGGAAAAACTTTACTTTGCCCTATTCCGATATTGTCCACATTCGCAAAAAATTTAGCGTAAACGATGTAATGGGCGGCGGGTATAATGGACAGCCGGACAATTCATCGATGTCAAAGACTCTTTCAGTTTATGATTCCCTCATTCAGGGCGTGGCGAAAGCAATCAATGCTTCGTTAAACATCAGGGGGATTTTAAAACTCAATACAATGATGGAAGATGACAAGCTAAAAGCCGAAAGACTAGCGCTAGAGAAACAAATTACTGAAAATAAAGCCGGAATTATTACAGGCGACTTCAAGGGGGATTTTCAGCCGATTAATTTAGACCCGAAAACAGTTGACGCTGCCACGCTTGCCTTTATCGAAAACAAAATACTCCGCTGGTTTGGAATTTCATTGCCTATCTTAAACGGAGATTACACGGATGATCAATACCAAGCTTTCTACAACAAAAAACTTGAACCAATAATTATCGGACTGGGACAGTCTTTTTCCAGTACCATGTTTACACCAACGGAGCAGGCATACAATCACGAGATTATTTTCTATCCACAAGACCTCGCCTACTTATCTACGAACTCAAAAATAAAGCTTCTTGAAACTGTCGGAGCCCAAGGGCTTTTGACTGATGATCAGAAGCTTGCATTGCTTGGATATCCGCCGGTTGCAGACGGGACAGGAAATAGGCGAACCACATCGCTTAACTATATTGACATTAATTTAGTGAATGAATATCAGTTGGCTCGTGCGGGAATAGACGCTCAAAAACCAACGACAGGAGGAGATCAGAATGTCAAAAACTAAAAAACCGGTTTATGGATCGCATGAATTACGGTCCTTTTCCATGCCAGATTTAAATACTAGTGATGAAGGAAGTACCATACAAGGCCATGCTGCTGTATTTGGGCAGATGACCAACATGTACGGATGTTGGAATGAAACCATAGCTCGAGGTGCCTTTGATAATACGAATTTTACAGATGTTCTATTCTCCGTCAATCACGACCTAGATGAAATCCCACTCGCTCGAAGTAGAAACAACAATGCGAATTCAACCCTTCAGTTACAGGTTGATGATCAAGGACTCAATACTAGAGCCACGCTTGATATTGAAAACAACGGCAACGCTAAGGCACTATACGGATCGGTGAAGAGAGGGGATATGAATGGCATGTCCTTTATTTTTTCCGTTCGTGAAGATGAGTGGGTAGGATTGGATACAGATATGCCGTCCAGAACAATTATTGACATTGCAAAAGTTTACGAAGTATCTGCGGTATCATTCCCGGCTTATACCGGGACTGACATAACTGCCCGTGGCGCATCGGCACTGGAAAGTGCCAAAACGGTATTGGATAATGCCCGCGCTAAAGAGCTGGATAGCTCAAACGACGAGCAACGAGGCACTCAAATGGATGATCTTGAGCTAGAAAGACTCAAGGCACAAATCATTAATAATTATTAGGGGGAATTAAAATGACTATAGCAGAAATTATCGCATTGAAAGAGACTCGCAAAGCTGAACTGAAGGGTAAGATTAATACCGCCGCAACCGTTGAAGAACTTAGATCAATCAACGTCAGCCTGGCCGAAGTCGACACCGAAATCACAAATCTTAGAGCCGCGCAGGATGCTGCAGCTGCAGAAGCCAGAACGAGCGCAGAAGTTCTTGCTGCAGCCGCAAGAGGCGGAAGAGTAGTTCTTGATCCTATGGGAACATATCAGATCGGAGAAAATCGTTCAGAGGTCAACAAATTTGACTCCATGGAATACCGCACCGCATTCATGAAGTTTATGCAGACCGGTAACATGGCTGCTGAATATCGTGACACCACAGGCGCAAGCGATGTCGGCTATGTTGTGCCTCTCACTACCATGAACGAAGTCGTTAAAAAGCTTACTGTTTATGGTAATTTGTACAAAAGGGTTCGCCACCTCAACGTGGCTGGTGGCCTTACAATTCCACTCATTACCCTAAAACCTGTTGCAACATGGATTGGTGACGTCGGATCATCTACTTCAAATAAACAGACGGCGGGCGGCGTTTCGTTCACATATTACGGGCTTGAATGCAAAATCTCGCAGTCGTTGCTTGTCAACATCGCTGCTGTTCCCGCATTCGAATCAGCTCTTGTTGAACTGCTTGTCGAAGCCATCAATAAGGCTCTTGATATTGCAATTGCCAATGGTACCGGCGCCATTGGAAAGCAGCCGCTTGGGATTACCCAGGATACGGCTGTTACAAAAGTGGTCACACTCTCAACAGCCGACTTTGCCGCATGGGATGCCTGGAAAAAGAAAGTTTTTGCAAAAATGCCTGTCGCTTATAAAGCGGGTGCAGTCTTTGTTATGGCCTCCGGCACTTGGGAAGGCTACATCGATGGCATGGTTGATGCCAATGGCCAACCTGTAGGTCGAACAAACTTCAACATTACGGACACCCTACAGCAACGCTTCGGTGGTCGTGAGGTCATTGAGGTTGAGGATGATGTTGTAAAGAATTACGACGACGCAGCTGTCGGCGATGTTGTCGCAATTTACGGTAACCTCAATAACTATGCGATCAACAGCAACATGGCACTCACCGTTACCCGTTACAAATGGGAAGAGACCAACGAGTGGATTGACAAGGGCATTCTGATTGCCGATGGCAAAGTTGTCGATCCTAATGGTTTTGTCATTGTCAAAAAAGGTGCTTAATATAAAGTACACAAGTAAAGGGCCCCGGCTTATCCGGGGCCTGATTGCTAATTCGTGATTTTAAGCGGTTAGAGAGGAGAATGAATATGTATCCATTTAATCATAAGATGGGCCAGAAGATCCAAACAGATGTGGACGGTGTTTCCTTTGATCGTGGGTTTCTTGCTCACTTTCAAGTATCTGTGGCCGACGCTGTAGTCGCAAGCGACACTGGTGTACATGCGGTTATTTTGTTGACCGCAGCGCCACAAGATATTATCGCAGCAATCACTAATCCGGCGGTACCCAGGGCGCTCAGAATCAAAGGAAACCAAGCAGGCGCTGCTGGTAACGTAGTTATCACCGGTACTAACTATGCTGGGGAAATAATCACTGAAACTATCGCGGCTAACGGAGCCACAGCCGTAGAGGGTAATATGGCCTTTAAGACGGTAACAAAGATTACCGTTCCCATCCTGGTTGGTGCTGGAGATAGCATCTCCGTAGGGTGGAATGAAAAGCTCGGGTTACCTTTTAAACTCGCTCACAATACTGTTCTGGCAACTTACCTGGATAATACGAAGGAAGGCACTGTGCCAACCGTAACGACCGACGCCGCAAACCTCGAAAACAACACACTGGATTTAAACAGCGCGCTGAGCGGTAAAGTCGTTGACGCTTATCTTATCGTCTAAAACTAAGGCGGTGGCAATATGATTCTCACACCACAAGAAGCGGCGGATATGCTAAAAATTGACGGCCCTACTGATGATTACCCACAACTTAATATCATATTGCCTTTTGTCGATGACTTTATTAAAACGGCAACCGGAAGGGACTGGGGATCTGATAATCCGATTGACC